CTGGAGTTGCCGTCCTTCGGTGCGACCCGATCCCGTAGGACACCAATGCCCTGCCGGCAGCTTGACAACAACAGGATTGACTCTGCCGTGGTTGCTGTCCTCCTGCTACTGGGCAACCACCTGCTGCTGTGGATCATCCTGTTGGGGGGGAGCGTTGCTGTTCTCGCAAGCAATGATGATGCGCGATGCCGTGCAAATCCTGCAGTACCAACGCTCAGTCGCCCCGGTGCTCCGCAATGACTGAAGCCACCGCATCGGCGCCGTGCTGCGGAAACTGCCGCTACAGCGTGTTAGATCAAGTCGAACATCGGCTCACCTGCAACCGCTACGCACCTAAGACTGAATCTTGCTACGGCACGGGCTCAAGAGATACCGTCGGCGACTATTGGGCTTACTGGCCTTCTGTCTCTAGCGCTGACTGGTGCGGGGAATGGGCATTGCCTCCTGAAGTTGACTTGGCGCCGCCAACCCTGCAAGAAGTACAGGCTCTTGCCGACCTTATGGCCATGACCAACCCCGCACCCTACGGCGATACCCCGCCGCTTCCCGCCAGCGACCAGCAGGAAGCTCCGACCACCTACGACCAATTCGACTAATTCGAGGACATCCTTGCATGACCGACAGTTCCACCGCCTACCAGCTCGGCTGGTATCTCAAGCGCACGCCAGGCCCTGGCCGCCGCGCTCTCGTTGGCCGCGAAGTGTTTGAAAGTATCACCGATGCCTTTGCGAAGGGCGAGACCCTGTTAGACGAAGGGTTCGAGGTGCGGATCCTGCCGGTTCGGGGGAAGACATGAAACATTCCTTGAAACTTGATCCAGTTGATGATTATGTCAGTTTCTTAGACAAAAAAACTCATAGCGGCGCTAGTCATGGTTTTCAACCATTGTGGATACCTTCTGAGCTTTTTGATTTTCAGCAAAGTCTCGTAAGTTGGGCAATCCTTAAGGGCAGAGCGGCTATCTTTGCTGACTGCGGGCTGGGAAAAACTGCCATGCAACTTACCTGGGCTGAAAATGTGGTCCGTTACACCGAACTGCCGGTGCTAATCCTGACCCCTCTGGCCGTAGCAGCTCAGACCATCCGAGAGGGCGAAAAGTTCGGCATTGAATGCGCCCGGTCTTCTGATGGCGCAATCAACAGCCGGATTGTTATCACCAACTACGAACGGCTAGAACATTTTAACCCTGCCGACTTTGCCGGAGTGGTTTGCGATGAGTCCAGCATCCTCAAGAGTTTTGATGGTGCTCGCCGTGGGCAGATTACCGAGTTCATGCGCAAGGTTCCTTATCGGCTGTTGGCCACCGCCACTGCCGCGCCAAATGACTTCATCGAGCTGGGTACCAGCAGTGAAGCCCTTGGCTACATGGGCTACATGGACATGCTTGCCAGGTTCTTCAAGAACGACCAGAACAACTGCACTAGCCGGCGTCTGTACGGAGAGGCTCCGAAATGGCGATTTAAGGGCCATGCCGAGCAGCCGTTTTGGCGGTGGGTCACCAGTTGGGCAAGGGCCTGCCGTCAACCTTCAGACCTTGGTTTTGATGATGGTCGGTTCATCTTGCCGCCGCTGAACGAGATTGACCATCTGATCGAGACCAACACCGTACCTGAAGGGATGTTGTTCGCCATGCCTGCCACCGATCTTCGGGAGCAGCGGGCCGAAAAAAAGCGCACTGTTCGGGAACGATGCGAGCAAGTGGCTGCCATGGTTAGCAATACCGGTCAGCCGGCGCTGGTGTGGTGCCACCTCAACGAAGAGGGTAACCTGCTGCAGCAGTTGATTCCCGATGCTGTTCAGGTATCAGGCTCCGACCGTGACGACGTGAAAGAAGCCCGGTTGATCGACTTCGCCGAGGGCCGATCCAGAGTGCTGATCACAAAACCGAAAATCGGTGCATGGGGCCTGAACTTCCAGCAGTGCAGCCACATCACCTACTTCCCGTCTCACAGCTTTGAGCAGTATTACCAAGCCGTCCGGCGCTGCTGGCGGTTTGGACAGAAGAATCCCGTGACCGTTGACATCATCCTTACCGAGGGCGAACGTCGAATCATGGAAAACCTGCAACGAAAGCGCGGCCAAGCTGAAAAAATGTTTGCCAGCCTGGTTTCCGAGATGAACAATTCACTGGCCATTGAAAAGGCCGCCTATCGAACTCAACCCATCACCATTCCATCATGGATGTCATCACCGATCGTTACGCTATCTACAATGGAGACTGCGTCGAAGTCATGCGCGGACTCCCTAGCGAATCCGTCCATTTCTCGATCTACTCGCCACCGTTTGCCGGCCTCTACGTCTACAGCTCCAACGAGCGAGACATAAGTAACTGCACTGACTACGATCAGTTCTTTGTGCATTATGGCTTTGTGGTTTCCGAGCTACACCGGCTAACCCTGCCGGGTCGGTTGACCGCTGTTCATTGCACCGACATCCCGACCGGCAACAGTGGCCAGGATGCCTTGATGGATCTGCCTGGAAAAATCATCGCGTTGCATGAAAAGGAAGGATGGCACTATGTCGCTCGCCACACCATATGGAAGGAGCCACTATGGGTGCGAAATCGCACCATGGTAAAGAACCTTGCCCACAAAACGATTGTTGACGACGCCGCTTTTGCAGGCGTGGCATCTGCTGACTACTTGCTAATTTTCCGCCGCAGTGGCGAGAATCAGATACCGATAGCAAACCCCACGGGACTGGACCACTACGCCGGGGAGTGTCCGATCCCGCAAGATCTGCACCGCTACAAAGGGTGGAAAGGGAAGCAGACCGAAAACCGCTTTAGTCACTGGATCTGGCGGCGCTATGCGTCTTCTATTTGGGATGATATCAATATGGGACGAGTGCTGCCCTTTCGTGACGCCAAGGACCCCGATGACGAAAAACACGTTCACCCGCTGCAGCTAGATGTAATTGACCGCGCTATTTGCTTAAGGTCGAACATTGGAGAGACAGTGCTTACTCCATTTATGGGAGTTGGCAGCGAAGTGTATGGGGCTGTGTCGCTAGGTCGTCGTGGTATTGGTATTGAGCTAAAGAAACCTTATTTTAATCAAGCTATTAAAAATATGGAAATAGCGGTAGAAGATACCAGAAAGCCCGATCAAGGCGATTTACTCGATGATATCGACCTGGAAAGCATTGAAGATAGCGTCGCCTTTGCAGCGGATGATGCCATGACTCAAGGAGAAAAGCCATGACCACCCAAACCGCATACGACGGCCTCACCGACGACGACTGGCACCTAATCCTCACCGCCAGACCCTCATTGGGTCGATGGGCCCTGAAGTTTGTAATCACGGCCCTTAGTGGTCGAACCAAGGAACGACACGCCGCATGGGATGGCCATGGATGGGTCGAGGGGCTGTGGCGCCCACTGCCCGATAGCCAGACCCACGCCATTGCGGTGGCCTGGCTGAAGGCCAATCCCGTGCCGGCGCCTGGTGTTGCGGGAGGTAAGCCATGAGCACCGGCCCCCGCATACCCCTGGCCGAGGCGCTGGATATTGCAGCCAACACGCTGGCCATCCTGCTCCCCCGCTGCCACAAGGCCGACATCGCCGGCAGCGTCCGCCGGCAGAGCCCAACGATCGGCGACCTGGAAATCGTCTGCCTGCCCGACCGAAGCCCCATTGAATCCACGCCGCTGTTTGCCGGTGGCTTTGCTGCGGCTGTGGAGCAGTGGCCCCAGATTATTGGCGGTCCCGACGGCCGCTACACCAAACGAATGCTCCCTTGCGGGCTGAAGTTGGATTTGTTCATGCCGCATCCCGATGGTTACGGCCTGATTCTGGCCATTCGAACCGGGTCGGCCGAGTGGTGCAAGCAAGTGCTAGCGCCAGCCTGGGTCCGGGCTGGCTATCGCTCTGAAGATGGATTGCTGTGCCAAGTTGTTGATGAAGACTTCCCGGACAACTGGGACACAACGGTCCCGTGCCGCACCGAGCGGGAACTGTTCGACGTGATCGGACTGCGCTGGGTTGAACCGGCAGACCGGGAGGTTGGGCCATGAGCGTTCTCGCCTCCCTGCTACACCCGGCCTACGAACTCGCCACGGATTCTGGTGAGGAAATTGCAGATGGCGCCCAGCTGGTTGACTGCCAGTGGTGGCATCCGCAGTTTGGCTGTGATTCGTTGCAATATGTGGTGGATAACGCCCGCCAGGCGCTGGCCCCAGAGGTTGCCACCCCCGGCGAGGAGTACCACGAAGATGCCGGGCCAGTGCTCTGGTGGAGGTTCCCCGTTGTCGAGCCCCCGTGGGCTGGCACCCCCAACCACCCCGACTGGCCTGGCTACCACACCCACTTCACCCCGCTGCCGCCCGCCCCGGTGGCGCCGACCCAATCACCCAACGAGGTCCCATGACCACCCCCAACCCCCGCAGACTCGCTGCGCAGGCGGTTCTAGTTGCTTTTTGGAAGCACCCTGGCGACCGCTCAGCCTTGGCCGCTGCGTTTCGCGCTGCTGTGGATAATCTTGACTACCTGATTGAGCGTTGTGGTTCCCCGCAAGACGCAGAAGGGCGTTCGGCTGTATTAGATGGCTTTCTTGCAATCGCCTCCGAACTGGAGCAACAGCCATGAGCGACACCCTGCCCCCAGTCCCCTACGGTTCGACGATCCGCCAAAACGCGGACGGGTCGTGGTCGTATCAAGTCGGCCCGCACGCATGGCGCCCAATGCTTGCCCCTCAGGCCGCAGCGCCGTGGGCAACACCTTCAGGGGGCTGCACACCATCGCCACCGAACTGGAAGGAGCCAATGTCTGACCCCGTCAGCAACGATGAGCTGGACTGGCTGATCTGGCGCGCTTTGCGCGATCGGGACGTGCATCCGTTTTCTGACCCCAATTTGACGCCTCCTGGCGGGGATTGGGGCGGATCAAAGGCGGCTCGAATTGACTGCAGACTCCAGGCTATGCGCCATGACGGTCGCATCCGGTTTCATCGCCATAGCCCCCCAAGACCCGCCCACGTCCGCGCCCACGGCTGGGAGGTGCTCGGCTGCCCTGGTGCTGGGATCCAGGAAAATGGGCAATTTAACTGGGCCTATGGCTGCGCCGATTGCCAGCGCCGCGTTAGGCCAGACCCCGCTGATGGGGTGATCGAGCCGCCGCCGATCATTGCTTTTGAATGTGAGTTGAGAATTGAGCCATGCTGACCCCTGACTGGTTAATGAACCCCACAGGGGTTGGGTGTCACCAGCACGGGGGGTCGCAGCCCGTTCAGCAGCCATCTCAGATCCGTGATGGCACCACGCCTCGGCAACGGCTCGCCATGGCTCGCTACAAGCGCCAAATTAACCTGCGCATTACTCGCAGGGCGTGGCGA